ATAAATGTATTGACCATATAGATTTAAATAAAAGCAATAATGCTATATTAAATTTAAGAGAAGCAACTAACTTTGAAAACGGCTATAACCGTGATGTTTACAAAAATAGCACATCTGGTTTTAAAAACGTTCAATGGGATTCTGTATCAAACAAATGGCGCGTCCGTGTAAGGGTTAATGGGAAAAGGCATCATGTTGGAAGGTTTGAAAACAAAGAAGATGCAATTAACGCTGCTAGAGTATTTATGCTAGAGCATCACAAAGAATTTTCAAGGGTAACTAATGGCTAAAACAAAAGAGCAAAGCAGTAAGCAAGTATCAAATGATGGCTTAAATTTAGATTTTAGCAAGAGTCCTAAAGTTTATGAATTTTTGCAGGATGATTCTTTTGTGCAAGGACTTTGCGGGCCTGTAGGTAGTGGTAAGTCCTACGCTTGCTGTGCAAAGATATTCATTAAAGCGTTACAGCAGAAGCCGTCACCTGTGGATAACATTCGATACACGCGTTTTGCCGTAGTGCGTAACAGTTACCCTATGTTAAAGACCACAACTATCAAGACATGGCTAGACTTGTTCCCAGAATCCACGTTTGGCCCACTGCTTTGGACTCCGCCTATTACTCACCACATCCGTTTGCCTGCAAAAGGTGAGGCTGCTGGTGTAGATTGCGAAGTTATCTTCTTAGCGCTAGACCAACCTAAAGATGTGCGTAAGTTGCTGTCGTTAGAGCTGACTGGTGCGTGGGTAAACGAGGCGCGTGAGCTACCAAAGGCTGTAATTGATGGGCTTACACACAGGGTAGGCCGTTATCCTACTAAGCGTGATGGTGGTGCTACATGGCATGGCGTATTCATGGACACCAACCCTATGGATGACGACCATTGGTGGCACAGGGTAGCGGAAAAAGAGAAAGTAACTGGCGCATACGCTTGGAAGTTCTTTAATCAGCCAGGTGGCGTGATAGAAGTTGACCCATCTGACTTGCCTGACAATCCTGAAGCCAATGACCACATCTTTGCCTCTGGGCGATGGTGGAAAATCAATCCTAAAGCGGAGAACTTAAACAATCTGCCTGCTGGTTACTACCCACAGATGCTTGGTGGTAAGAACTTAGACTGGATTCGTTGCTATGCCGAGGGTAAGTATACCTATGTGCAAGAAGGTCGCCCTGTGTGGCCTGAATATAACGACCAAATGATGTCTGCTACCGTAGAATACGACGATTCACAGCCAATACAGATAGGTTTGGACTTTGGTTTGACACCTGCAGCGGTGATTGGACAGCGTTTATCTAATGGCAGATGGGTTGTGTTGCATGAAATAGTCACAGAAGACATGGGGCTAGAGCGTTTTGGTCAGCAATTGCTTGCAGAATTAAACGCTAGATACCCAAAAGCACAGGTAATGATGTGGGGCGACCCTGCTGGTATGCAACGAGATGCCATTTATGAGGTCACAGCCTTTGATTATCTGCGAACATTAGGGCTAAGAGCGCAACCAACGCACTCAAATGACTTTAAAGTACGTCGTGAAGGCGCTGCCGCACCAATGCAACGACTTATTGATGGCAAACCGGGCTTGATTGTTGACACTTCATGCAAGATGTTGCGTAAATCACTAGCTGGTGGGTACCATTTCAAGCGTGTTTCTGTAGGTGCAGGGCAAGAACGGTTCCGTGATGCACCAAATAAGAACGAACACTCACACGTTGGCGACGCATTTGGCTATTTAATGCTAGGTGGCGGTGAACATAAGCGTATGACACGTAATCCACTAGCCTCTAGTGGCCCTATATTTGCAAGAACTGTGATGAGCGACTTCGATGTATTTAAGTATTAAAGACCTAAACGACAATCTGCCTAAAGTTAAGGGGCTTATCTTTGTTCCGTTCATAGTTGAGCATGCTATGGACATTTCTGAAGGCGAATTTGCTGGTTATTCTGCACAACGCATGGTTGGCGTCAGACAATTACTAGAACATCAAGCACAATTTGGCTTTGCCTTTACTTGTTTCTACTATGGCAAACCAGTCGCCTGCTTTGGTTGCGCCCCATTGTGGAAAGGCGTGGCTGAGATGTGGTCAGTCATTGGAGACGTAGCTAGAACTAGGCCAATCGCCATGACTAAGATAGGAATTGCAGTGGCAGATATGGCTGAGATAGCTATGGGCTTGCATAGATTGCAAATAACTGTTAAAACATCGGATGCGAGAGCTGTTTCTTGGGCTAAAGCTATCGGGTTTATATCTGAGTGTACTATGAAAGAGTATAGCGAGGATAAGTTTGATTATAATTTAATGGTTAGGAGATAGATATGGGCAGTATTGTTGGTGGTGGTGGTGACGGTGGTGCAGGTGCAATGTTGGCTAAACAACAAGCTGACGCAGAAGCGATGCGTAAACAGGCTGAAGCTGAGAAGCGCGACTTAAATGAACAGATAGCGTCTGGCCGTATGGCTCGTGCTCGTGGTGGTGCTCGTATGTTGTTATCAGAACAGCGCCTTAACCCAGAAGAAGGTTTATCTACACCTACTACACTAGGGTAAGCCATGAAAGAAACTTCTAAAATGCAGAAGAAAGTGGCCAAAGTTATGCGCGAGTATAAGGCTGGAACACTTAAATCTAGTTCTGGCGACAAAGTAACAAGCCATGACCAAGCCGTAGCCATAGCCATGAGTGAAGCAGGAGTAAAACGCAAATGAACGTAGAGATAAGCATAGAGTTAGAAGCAGAAGACTTAAAGAAAGATAAACGTCTATCTAAATATGTGATGCAGATGCTTGCAAAACAAAGCAAAGAAAAGAAGAAGTCTTTGATTGAGGATATGCCAGACGACGAAGAAATGGATGACTAATGGCTATTCAAGTAGAACGCGAATCAGTTACTACTAAGTCTAGGTTTGTATCGCCTACTTATACCGATAAGGATGGCGTTCAACAAGCTATTGGCTCTGATAGGTCAATGCCCGTAATAGAAATAAACCATCTTCGCTTACATGAAGCTAGGGCATATTATGTTTATAAGATGTACCCATACTCTGCTGGCTTGGCTGCTGGGTCTAGTATAGACATTGCATTAGCATTTCCTGCTGGCACAACGCCACACCTTATCTTTCAATACGAAAGTGCTGGTGAGTCTGAGTTCTATATGTACGAAGCGCCAACAACATCTGGTGGAACTGCATTAACTAAGCATCGTAGAAACAGAAACGTTGTTACAACTAGCGTTGCGGCCGCTGTCATTGCTCCAACTGTAACGTCAGTAGGCACAGAGGTGTATTCTGAGTTCATCCCTACTAGTAACAAAGGGGGTGGTGGTGGCAGTTATAGCTTTGAGTTTGTGTTGGCTCCATTGACAACATACTTGTTTAGGCTAACAAATGTAAATGCACAACCTCACCCTTGTAACTTAAGAATTGAATGGTATGAATAGGAAAAATTATGGCTGAAATGAGATTAAAACCGGAAGATATTTTAAAACGTCACGAGATTGCTCTGACTAAGAAAGAGGAGTTTCGCTCTCTTTATGACGAGGCTTATGAGTTTGCATTGCCACAACGTAACTTATACGATGGCTTCTATGACGGCAAGGTAGGCGGTGCTAAGAAGATGAATCGTGTCTTTGACGCTACAGCAATTAACTCTACACAACGCTTTGCTAACCGTATGCAGTCTGGCATATTCCCACCGCAAACTAAGTGGTGTCGTCTTGAGGCTGGGACTGATATACCTGCTGACCGTAAGGCTGAGGCGCAAGGTGCGCTAGACGTTTATACCGAGAAGATGTTTGCTACTATCAAGCAATCTAACTTTGACATTGCTGTAGGCGAGTCATTGCTAGACCTTTGCGTTGGTACGTCAGTAATGATGGTGCAACCCGGTGACGATACTAGCCCAATCAACTTTATACCAGTGCCACAGTTCCTAGTTGCATTTGAAGAAGGCGCTAATGGTCGTGTAGATAACGTGTATCGTCGCATGCGTTTAAAAGGCGAGGCAATATCACAGCAATGGAAAGACGCTAAGATTGAGGGAGCGTTAAAGAGCAAAATCGAACAGAAGCCGACAGAAGATATTGAACTAATAGAAGCGACAGTGTTTGATGCTAAACGCGGTGACTATTGCTACCATGTTATCCACAAGGAAAGCAAATCAGAGATTGTTTACCGTCGTATGAAGTTTAGTCCTTGGGTTGTTAGCCGTTACATGAAAGTGGCTGGTGAAATCTATGGTCGTGGCCCATTAATCACAGCCTTGCCTGACATTAAGACATTGAACAAAGTGCTAGAGTTAGTGCTTAAAAATGCGTCATTAGCTATTGCTGGTGTTTATACTGCGGCTGATGATGGTGTGCTTAACCCTAATACTGTCACAATCGCTCCAGGCGTGATTATTCCTGTAGCTCGTAACGGTGGGCCACAAGGCGAGTCATTGAAGCCTCTACCACGCGCTGGTGACTTCAACGTATCTCAAATCGTGATGAACGACTTGCGTATGAACATTAAGTCTATCTTGCTAGATGAGTCATTGCCACCAGATAACATGTCTGCTCGTTCTGCAACAGAAGTTATTGAGCGCATGAAACAGCTATCACAAAACCTTGGCTCTGCCTTTGGTCGCTTGATTAACGAGACTATGGTTCCACTTGTAGAGAAGATACTACAGATTATGGATGACCGTGGCATCATTGACTTGCCATTAAAAGTAAATGGCCTTGAGATTAAAGTAACGCCTATCTCACCACTAGCTATGTCACAGAATATGGATGATGTGCAAAACATTATGCAATACTTGCAGATTACACAGCAAGCTGGGCCAGAAGGTCAGTTCACACTTAAGACTGATATGTTGCTAGACTTGATTGCAGATAAGATGGCTATACCGCAAGCAGTGCGTAATTCACCAGCCGAGCGTGATATGATGAAACAACAAGCCGCTCAGATGGCTCAACAAGCCGCACAAGCTAATCCAGAGATGGCATCGCAAGTTGTAGGTGAAGCTATGAAAGGTGCAATGTAATGGCAACACTTGATGGATGGGAAGGGCTTGAGTTTCAAGCTACAGACATACGTAAGGTAGAGCAGGCGCGTGAGGACTTGGCTAAACTATGTCACCGCGTACTTGCATCTAACGAAGACGGCAAGAAGTTAATGGAATGGTTACGCAATACAATATTAGAGCATCCTGTCGCCGTGCCGGGAGCTGACCCTAGCTTTGCATTTTATCGTGAAGGACAATGTAGCGTCATTAGGGATTTAGAAGCACGGATTAAACAAGCAAAGGAACTTAAATGACCGAAGAAAATACCCAACCCCAAGGCGGAGAACAACCTGCTGAAGGCTTATTGGACAGTATTTCACTAGAAAGTAACGAGCCAGTAGATACAAGCAAGTCAGAAATAAGCCATCTACAAGCACCAGAAGACGATTCACCGTTAGAGCGCCCAGATTGGTGGCCTGAGAATTTTTGGAAGAAAGACGATGCGGAGCCTGACCTTGAGGCCATAGCAAAATCTTGGACAGATTTACGGAAACAAATTAGCCAAGGTAAACATAAAGCGCCAGAAGACGGTAACTATGATTACTCAGCATTTGGTTCAACACCAGAAGACGACCCAGTTCGTCAGCATGTGTCAGGTTGGGCTAAGGAGTATGGCGTAAGCCAAGTTGCTCTTGATGCTTTAGTTGGTGGCGTAATAGAGAAGGCTGGCTCTGTGCAACAACAAGCTAAGTTTGATGCTGCTGCCGAGAAGAAAGCGTTAGGCCCTAATGCTGACGTTATTATTAAAGGCATGACTGAGTGGGCTGGTGGCCTAGTGCAGAAAGGCATTTGGGGCAAAGATGACTTTGAAGAATTTAAGTTTATGGGCGGTACTGCAAAAGGTATTCAAGCATTAACTAAACTACGCGAAGCCTATGAAGGTCGTATTCCTACTCAATCAGCCCCTATTGATGGTGCGCCATCTAAAGACGAGCTGATGGGTATGGTAGCTGACCCACGTTATAAAACAGATGCAGCTTACCGCACTAAAGTTGAAAGAATGTTTAACCAAGCGTTCAATTAACTGCAAATGTAGCAACGATACCCAGCTTCGGTTGGGTATTTTTTTGTCCTAATCATAAATATTTCTTATCAATATGTAAAAAACAATTGTATTTATTTATTGACTGTGATATAAAGAGCGTGGGCATATCATTAAATTGACCCCGAACTCAAGTAACCTTGACGATTGGCTTCCGTAAGTAGCAAGCAACGGCCCGCTTCGCGGCACACCACAGCACAAAACTTTATTTATAATTCGTTATTAGGAGATACAAAATGAGTATTGGTCTATCAAATGCTTTTGTAACCCTCTTTGACGCAGAAGTTAAACAAGCATACCAAGGTAAAGCAATGTTGGTAGGTGCTGTACGTCAGCGTCGTGGAGTAGAAGGTTCTACAGTTAAATTCCCAAAAGTAGGTCGTGGCGTTGCTACACCTCGTGTTGGTCAAACAGATGTTACACCATTAAACGTTGGTTTTTCTAACGTTACATTAACACTAGCTGACTGGATTGCTGCTGAATACAGCGACATATTCTCTCAAGCTAAAGTAAACTTTGATGAGCGTTCAGAGCTTGTTCAAGTATTAGGTAATGCTATTGGCCGTCGTCAAGACCAATTGATTCTTGATGCTTTGGCTGCTTCTGGCACATCATTAGCAGTTGGCAACGACGTTGGTGGTACAGATACAAACATGAACGTAGCTAAACTTCGTCAAGCTAAAGGCTTGATGGACAAAAACAACGTTCCACCTACAGACCGTGGCATTATCATTCACTCTAATGGTTTACAATCATTATTGGCAGAGACAGCCGTAACTAGCTCTGACTTCAATACTGTTAAAGCATTGGTAAACGGTGAACTAGATACATTCTTAGGTTTTAAATTCCATGTTATTGGCGACCGCACAGAAGGTGGTTTGGCAATTGATGGTTCATTAGACCGTACATGTTTTGCGTTCCACAAAGATGCTATCGGCTACGGCGAAGGTATTGCTCCAAAAACAGAAATCAATTACATCCCAGAAAAAACATCTTTCTTGGTTGCATCTATGTTCTCTGCTGGCGCAACTACTATCGACGCAGAAGGTATTGTGTCTATTGTTGCTCGTGAATCTTAAGGAGATAAACAATGGCATATTCATCAACTGGTTTTTCAACCGTAGCAGCATCTAAAGCTGGTAACTCTCCAGCTATTTATGCTTATAAAACAACAGATGCAATTGCAGACGTTAATACTTCAGGCTATTTCAATGGCTTGGCAACAGTATTAAGCGTTGGCGATTTAATCTACTGCGTAACATCAACAGGTTCTACTGCTGTTGCTACTTTAGTTTACGTTCTTTCTAACGCTTCTGGCGTTGTAGATGTAAACGATGGTACAACATTAGCTAACACTGATGGTGATTAATAAGTAATACACTAGCCGCCCTGCTGAAAAGTGGGGTGGCTTTTATTTATGTAGAGGTATATATGGCTGCTGGTGATTCTGGAGTTTCTATTTGTTCTGACGCATTGATAATGCTAGGTGCAAAACCAATCACATCATTTACTGAAGGTACAGACGAAGCCTCTGTATGTGACCGCCTATACCCAGATATTCGTGACCAAGCTCTGATGATTTATCCATGGAGCTTCTCATTCAAGAAGACGCAACTAGCTCGATTAGTAACTACCCCAACCAATGAGTTCAAGTATGAATACCAAATGCCTTCTGATAGGCTTGGTGCACCTCGTGCTGTGTATAACTCTAACGGTATTAGCGAGACGCCAATTGTAGGCTACCGCATCATGGGTGCAAAGTTGCTCACTAACGAAGAAACTATTTACGTCGATTACCAATACTATACACCTGAGACTGAAATGCCAGTGTGGTTTATTCAGTTGCTCAAATACTTAACGGCATGGCATATATCAATACCAATCACTGACCAAACAGAGAAGGCTGCTTATTGGCAATCTGTCGCAGTTGGCTCTCCTGGTGAGAATGGTCGTGGTGGGTATATGCGTACTGCCATGAATATTGATGGTCAAAATCAACCAGCAAATAGCATTAAAGATTTCTCTCTAATTTCTGTACGAGGATAGTAGATGGCTCGTTTTGTCACAATGCAGACAAACTTCACGGCTGGTGAGCTTGACCCTCTTATTCGTGCGCGTAATGATTTAAAGTCATACGGTAATGCTTTAGAAAAAGCTACGAACGTAGTCTGTCAGCCACAAGGCGGAATTACTCGCAGGTCTGGCACTCGTTACATCACAGCATTGCCTAACTCTGGCACTGAGTCTGCTGGCAATGGCTCACGTTTAGTTGCCTTTGAGTTCTCTACATCTGATAGCTACATGCTTTGCTTTACGCACAATCGCATGTATGTATTCAAGAATGGTGCATTGGTTAGTAACATAAATGGTACTGGCAATGCTTACCTAGTTACGACTATTGGCTCATCTGTATTAAACGAAATGTGCTGGACACAATCTGCTGATACATTGATTGTTACCCATGAGACCATAAACCCAGTTAAGATTGTTCGTGGTGGTAGTGACTCAACTTGGACTGCATCTAGCTTGGCTTTTGATAGTGTTCCTAAGTATGCGTTTACATTAAGCACATTTAATCCACCTGGCACATTAACGCCATCTGCTGTAGCAGGAAAAATAACATTAACTGCATCACAAGCTGATGTAACTGGCACAGCGCAAACTGGTTCTACATCAACTACAATCAAGTTAGCTACAGGCGCAAGTGCTACAGATGACGCATACAATGTCATGTATGTCACAATTACTGGTGGTACTGGCTCTGGACAAGTTCGCAGAATAACTGATTACGTTGGCGCAACAAAAGTAGCGACTGTCAATACTGCTTGGACTACAACTCCTGACAACACATCAGTATATGCTGTAACGATATTTGTAACGGCAGATGTTGGCCAATACATTAATGCTACGCCACAAGGTCGCGCTAAGATTGTTGAGTATGTTAGTGGCACTGTAGTAAATGCTGTTACAGAGTTTCCATTCTTTGCGTCTACTGCTATAGCAACAGGCAACTGGCAATTAGAGAATGGTTACGAAAGCGTATGGTCAGCATCTCGTGGCTACCCAAGAGCGGTAACATTTCATCAAGGTCGTTTATATTTTGGTGGAAGCAAGTCAAGACCATCAACTATATGGGGAAGTCGTGTAGGTCAGTTCTTTGACTTTGAGCCTACAGAAGGTTTTGATGATGACGCTGTGGAGGCTACGCTAGATACCAATACATTTAACGCCATTGTAGATATTATTAGTGGTCGTGACTTGCAAATATTTACTACTGGTGGTGAGTTCTATGTGCCACAACAAGGCTTAGAGCCAATCACTCCAACATCATTCTTTGTAAATAGTGCTGGCCGTAATGGAAGCAAACCAGGTGTTCGCGTTCAATTGCTAGATGCAGGCACGTTATTTATGCAACGCCAAGGTAAAGCCTTAAGCGAAGTGTCATTTAGCGACACACAACTTACTTACATAACCAATAAGATTTCATTACTATCCGGCCATTTGCTTAAAGAGCCAAAACGCATGGCATTGCGTAAAGCTGTTGATACTGATGAGAATGACTTGTTGTTAATTGTCAATGCTACAGACGGAACTATCGCTGCTTATTCGTTATTACGTGCAGAGAATGTAATTGCTCCATCTGAGTTTATTACTAGCGGTGGAGAGTTCCAAGAGATTGGTGTAGACATTACTACTATTTACTCTGTAGTTAAGCGTACTATAAATGGCGTTGTTCAATATTACGTTGAGAAGTTTGAACATGGACTATTAACTGACTGTGCACAGACTGGCGGAGCTGTTTCGTCATTAACTGTGTCACACCTCGTAGGAAAGACTGTAAACCTATTGTTGGATGGATTGGTTCAAGCTGATAAAGTCGTCGGTTCTGGAGGCACTGTGACGCTTCCAAGGCCATCTACAACGAGTTATGAGACTGGATTGCCGATTACAATAGAAGCTAGGACTATGCCAGTTGACATTAAACTGCAAACTGGAACTAGAGTTGGCTTTAAGAAACGGATTGTAGAAGTAAATGCGCTAGTGTTAGAAACTCAACACATGAAGATTAATGGCATTGAAGTTCAATTCCGGACATTTGATACAGCCAATATACTTGATACAGACATTCCAGAATTTACAGGAACTAAAGTAGTTAATGGTATTCTTGGCTATAGCAACGAAGCTAAGATTACAATTACGCAAACATATCCACTCAAGTTTACTTTGCTTGGGATGGAATATAAAATAGCTGTACATCAGGGGACTTAATTATGGCTTTTGCATTACCATTTATTGCTGCGGCAGCGCCTTATGTGGCAGTTGGTAGCGGAGTATTATCTGCTGTTGGCTCATTGCGACAAGGACAGCAACAAAAGACAATGTATCAATTGCAAGCACAACAGGCCCAGTTAAAGGCTAGTCGTGATGCTTTGCAATATGAACAACAAGCCAACTCCGTGTTAGGCAGGATGCTACAGAATAATGCTACTGCTGCCGCTAAAGGATTTGCTGGTGGCGTATCAGGTTTCTCTGGTTCTGCTAAATTAATTCAAGAGCGCAATGTTAAAGAAGCTGGTCAAGATTTTGCGGTATTGCAAGAAGGCGCTAAATCAGCAATGTCGTTTGGTGATATTCAATCAATAATGTTAAATGAGGCGGCAAGCGATGCAGTTACAGGTTCTTACTTTGATGCTATTGGCAAACTTGGTTCTGCTGCGGCTTCCTATGCCAAGAATTTTGCAGGCACAACAACAACTGATGCGGCTGCCGCTTAAGGTAAATGGAGTAAAGTTTAATGGCTGATTTACCAAGATATCAATCTACTGGTCGAGTTTATTCTGACTTACCTCAGTTAGACTTTGCCAATGTGCGCGAGTCATTCAAGCAATCGCAAACCATGTCTAATCAATTGGACAGATTATCTACTTATGCGTTTGCAGAAATGGGTAAACAGACAGAAAAGCAAGCAGAGCAGTTTGCGCTTGATAATCCAATTACGATAGAGCAATTAAAGAACGCTCAATCTAATGGTATCAATGCTGACGATTTAATTAAGGCTAGTGGTGGCGGCCAGATTTGGGAAGATACGTTGCGTAAATTCCAAGGTGAACAATTGCGTTCACAACTTGAGGTACATGGACAAGCGGCATTAACGGACATACTTTCTCAAGTAGAGCGCAGAGAGTTAACAGACCCTAATGAAATTAAGCAAAAGTTTGAGTCTGCTGTTACTGGTTTTGAAAAGCCATTAGCCAACATCAATGCCGATTCTGCTGTTAGATTTAAACAGTCGATGGGCGCTACTGCTGGTGCATTTTATAAAGAAGCAACAAAAAAACTAACTGCTGATTATGTTAATGACCAACAAATATTAGCTGAAGAAAATTTAACGTATAGTTACAGAGCAGCTAAAGCAATGATTGGTACAATTAATGACCCAGCATTACTTGATGAGGCTGAGAACTTATTGTTTAGACGCGTATACGAGCAAGCGCGTGAAGGCGGTACAGAGTTTGCTCAACTTAAAGCCAATGAGTTTAAAAAAGAATTTAATGCTATTAAGTTAAATCACTTTACTGAAGTTGCCACATCTAGCGCATACGCAACAGATATTGTTGCTGCGGCACAAAAGATTAGAGCTGGTGACTTTGGTGAGTCATCAGCATTATATGCAAGCCTACCTGAAGAAGAAAAGAAAAAGGTTAGGCAGAATTCTTTACTTGCTTGGAGTGATGTAATTAATGCCACTAAGCAAGCTGAAGATTATACTAAATTGCAAAATAAAGAAAAAGATAACAATGATGTTATTAAGCTATATGAGTTGCCTGACAATAGCAAAGAAAAGCGCAATCTAGCTAGAGACTTGTTTAAACGTAATGCTATTACACAATCTACACTTGATGGCGTATTAAATCCTAAAAGTGACGATGAAGCTAAAGGTGACCCGTTAGTTGGCGCTCATGCTGAGTCTGATATTATTTATGGCCGCATTACTACTGAAGCACAATTAAACGCTTTATACCCAACGCTAACAAGAAAGCAACGCGCTAATTTAATTACAAGCATGGCTAGTAAAGTAGTTGCTAATAATAAAGCTCAGATTAGAACTGCTGCTGGCGCGGCTGAAGACCCTATGTCTCCAGTTGATTTGCCTACTGCCAAACGTATTCAAAGCATTAATGAATTGGCTGAAGGTTTTAAAGTGCAGACTAATCCTGATGGCTCATTAAAGTATAGCCCAAATGAGGCTACTCAATTGGCTATTAAAGAATACCCTAAATCAGAGCAAGTTCAAGAAGCTAAGAAATCTCAAGCTAATGCTTATGATTCTATGAAGACTAATTTTATTGGCTTTAACCCTGACACTATGACTCCTGAGGGATATGCGGCTAAAAGAGGTTTAAGTGATGGTGAGAAAGTAAAGTTACAACGTCAATATAAAAACTACCAAGCTAAGAAAGCAATTACTGGATTAGGTGCTGGCGCATTATGAAAACATTAGAACAGCTTTACGGTGAAGAATACGACGCACATTTGTATGCAGACATATTGCCAGACGAAACTCCAGTTGAGCGAGTGCTTGCAGACAATAAGCCTACAGTGCAAAACATGCCACAAAGTGCTTATGAAAGAGGGCTTGAGTTAGCAGGCATTGGTGTTGAACAAGCCGCACAATTCTTAGAAGGTTTAGGCTCAGTTAATATTGGTGGCATAGATTTTACATTGCGCGACTTAATGCCAGTTGATACTGGTACATCAGAAGCATTAAAGACTGCTGGTAGCGGTATGCCTGTTACTGTAGGTAGCGGATTGCAAACTAGGTTAAAGCCTGAGTTTGGCAAGGCTGGGGCAGAGTTATCATTACTTGGCCCTGCTGGAAAGTTAATTGAAAAAGGCGTAGCCAAAGTTGCTAAAACGTCAATGAAAAATAAAGCTAAACTGGCAACTGGAACTGCTACAATATCGGCATCAGAAGCGTCAAAACAAAAGGCTAAAGAATGATTAATCAAAACATTAATTCTAAGATTGACCAATTAACTGGTGACATCCCAGCTATTAATGAGTCATTGCCAATATCTGAAGCTGACTCAGTATTTACTGGTGAAACAGAAATGGTGGCTGGTGTTGGGGCTATTGGTAAAAAAATAATAGAAAAAGCTACAAGTGGCGCTATAAAGAAAACACTTGAGCGTGAAGTTAAGCCAACCGTTGTTATTGAAAAGATTAAACCTGCCGGTGAGCAAGTTAAAGAAATGGCTATTGGCGCAGAGAAGTCTGGCCTTGGCACTAAAACAGAGGCAACAAAGGCTGGCAAGATACAGCAAAAGATTAATGAGGAGCCACAAGTAACTGTAGAACAATTACAGGAAACGATTGACTCTACTACGCCAGTTCTTGAAAAACAAAATGCTAATGTGCAGAAGTTAGAAGAAGATGCGGCTAATGGCGTTACTGGAGCTAAAGAAGAATTAGCTCAAGCTAAAGATGAGTTGAATACAGTTAAGCAACCATTCAATCTACCGGTATTGTCTCAAGATGTAGACTTGCAATCAGTTGTTAAATCTATTTCTGAAGCAAGCAATATTAAAACAGAGAACATTACATTTGAGGATGTAGTTGCATCTGCTAAATCAGCAGGCATGGATGATACGTTTATTAGCAAGTTAACAGAAGGTACTCTTACTGTTAATCCTAAAAACACTTACATGGCTTTAGAGGCTCAGAAGTCTAGTGCATTACATTTGCAAGACTTGATGAGACGATTCAAAGATAATCCAGAAAGCATTACCGCTGCCGATGAGCTTGAGGCAATGCAAACTATTTCATTCCATAGCTTAATTCAGCGCAGTGTAAAGGGCTATCAAACTAACGTGGCGCAATCTCTTGCTGTTATGAGAATACCGCGCGAAGGCTTTGTAAATCTTGAAGAAGCGACAAGTGGATTGATGTCTAGTTCTGATTTGCGTAAATTTGCTGATGCGTTCTTGAGTGAGGCTGATGCCGCTAAACGCGCTAAATTAATTGATGCAACTGCTATTGGTGGATGGAAAGACAAAGCGTTCTCTGTGTTTGTTAATAACATCTTATCTCGCCCAGCAACACATGTTAAGAACGCCATAAGTAATACGCTTATGATGCCAATACGTTTGGCTGAAAAAGCTGGAGCTGCTGGTGTAGGCACTGCAAGAAAGGCAATGGGATTAGGCGCTGATGAGCAGTATTATTTTTCTGAAGTATTCTCTAGTTTGTCTGCTACTACCCAAGCAATTAAAGATGGCTTTAACATGGCTAAGTTTGCAGCCAAAGAAGGCTACTCATCTACGATGGATGATGCCAATAAGATTGGTATAGCTAAAGCTAGGACTGAGATATTTGATTACAATGCTGATAGTCCATTAGCCGGATTCTTGAAGGGCATAAATTTTGTAGCTACATTGCCTGGTCGTTCTTTACTGACTGCGGATGAGTTCTTTAAAGGCGTTAACTATCGCTTTGAGATGGAAGCAATGGCAACTCGTAATGGCATTAAAGCCTACGATGATGCTGTTAAGGCTGGCAGTAGTTCTGCTGATGCTGAAAACATATACGACAAAGCAGTTCAAAATGTATACGACAATCCGCCTGACGAACTAAATGCTTTAGCTCAAGAGGCTACGTTTACTAAGCCGTTAGAGGGATGGGCTAAGAAAGCACAAGAACTCATTAGCGATGATTCAGCCATGGGTTTCTTGGCTAGATTGCAAATACCATTTGTTACCACTCCAGTAAACTTAAACTTACAAGTATTGGAGCGTACACCACTAGCCGCGTTAGGCAAAAAGATTAGAGGTGACATTGCTAAAGGTGGCAAAGAAGGTGACATGGCCTTGGCTAAGATTGGCATGGGAACAAGTGCTGGCATGATGATGGCTGGCTATGCTGAAGAAGGTAAGATTACCGGTGCAGGCCCAGCAGATAAAGGTCAACGTGACGCTTTGATGCGTCAAGGATGGCAGCCATATAGTTTAGTGTTTGACTTCTCAGACATGACAGAATCACAAAAAGAGGAATTTGCTAAATTACCTGTAGATGTTCGTTATGGCTCTGGTGATTATGCTGGCAAAGTATATGTGTCATATCAAGGCATGGAGCCTATTGGCGCATTTATGGCCATGTCTGCTAACTATCACGAATACGTTAAGTATGAGAATGACAATAGCAAAATCAATGCAATGAGAGCTGGTCTTGCTTATGGCTTCTATGACTACATGATGCAGAGTCCATTCTTGCAAGGCTTAAGCAATATCTCATCATCACTTGGCATGTCTTATCGCTCTAACCAAGATGACGCTGTTAAGTTGATGGACACGCTTGGCCAGTCATTAGTAAACTTTGCTGGTAGAACAGTTATCCCATTAAGCGGATTGGTTACTTCTGTTCGTGAGAAAACAGACCCATATCAACGCGAATACAAGATTGATGCTAATGCAGAGAGTAGTTTGCCTACTGGTATTCGACAAGGCATTAATGATGTATTAAATACGGTTCCCGGGTTAAGCGACACATTGCCGTTGAAACTTAACTTATGGGGTGAGCCTGTAGAGTATGAGTATGCTTGGGCGCCAATCAGAATGAAAGAAGGCAAGCAAACTGAGGCTGACCAAATTATTATTCAAACTGGCGCTAAAGTAAAAATGCCAGCAAGGAACTTAACTGAAGCAGTTGAAAAAGGATTAAGTGTTACAGTTGACTTAAACCCAAATGAATATAATGAAATGCTGTTAATTGCTAACGACCCAGCAGGCTTGAACTTGCAAGAAGGTATTGTAGGTTATGCTGAAGAAATTAAGGACTTGCCATTATACAGACAACAATCAATGATAAACGATTATATTCAAGAAACATTTTCTAAAGCAAGGAAATTGTTATATACTAACTCGCAATATTCTGAAGACATACAAGCAAGAATTCAAGAGCGCGCAGATATAATTAGAGACGTAGGACAAGGGGCTAAATAGTATGGCAGATTATCCAATTAGCAACGTATCAAGGCGCATAGTCTATACTGGCTCGGCAGGCGTTGGCCCATACTCTTTCCCATTTGAAGTGCTTGAAAACACAGACATCAATGTTTACTTGAATGACACGTTACTAGCTCTAACTTCTAACTATACAGTTTCTATTAGCGCAACATTTGGTACTGGTTCAATAACATTAGTAACTGCCCCAACATCTGCTGACGAGATTACCATTGTTGGCGCTAGAGCCATTGAGCGTACTACAGACTTTACTACTGGCGGTGACTTCTTCGCTAACACATTGAACGATGAGATGGACTCACAAACCATCTTAGTTCAACAAGTAGCAGAAACAGCAGAGCGTTCATTACGCGCACCTGTAACAGACCCTACAAGCATTAACATGACATTGCCTAGGGCTGCTGATAGGGCTGGTAAGTTCTTGGCATTTGATGCTAACGGCAATCCTGTGCCAGGCTCTACTCCAACTGAACTTGCAGAAGTGCTGGCCTTGTCTGACGAGATTGAACTTATTGCATCTATTGCAGATGACATTATTGCAGTCAATGATGATTTAGAAGCTATTGTTGCCGTAAATACTAACTCAGCAAACGTTAATGAAGTTGCTGCTGGCATGGAGTATGTGCAGGCAGTTGGCTCTGACTTAGGTGGCTCTGGCTTCTTATACGACTTAGGTAGTATTACTGATGCTGACACAGGTCAAGTTGCAACTCCAGATGGCTACATTGTTGGAGTATATAATGCGTTAGATGACATTGCTGCTGTAGATGCAATTGCTGCTGACTTAGCTACTGTTGCAGATATTGCACCAAATGTTACTACTGTTGCAGGCGTGGCATCAAATGTCACCACTGTTGCTGGCATAAGTTCTAATGTGACCACTGTTGCTGGCATATCAGCTAATGTTACTACCGTTGCAGGTATATCAGGCAATGTAACATCTGTAGCTACCAATACGACTAACATTAATACTGTTGCTGGTATTAACGCTAACGTCACTACCGTTGCTGGCATTAGCCCGAATGTTACTACTGTCGCTGGTGTAAGCTCTAACGTTACAACTGTTGCAGGCATTAGTTCTGCTGTTACTACTGTTGCAGGCGATTCAGCAGATATTCAATTGTTGGCTGACAATATTGGTACTATATCTTCAAAAGCAAATGCTGGCGCTAACTCAGACATCACCTCTCTAACTGGCTTGACTACTCCATTGTCTGTATCACGAGGTGGTACTGGCGCAACTACAGCAACAACTGCTAGAAGCAATATACTTCCAACCTACACTGGCAATGCAACGAAGGTGCTTGCTGTCAATGCAGGGGCAACTGATGTTGAGTATATTACTATTGCTGCTGGTGGAGTGACTGATGGCGACAAAGGTGACATTACTGTTTCGTCATCTGGTACTGTTTGGAGTCTTGACGATAACGCAGTAACAACAAATAAGATTAACAATAGCGCAGTAACAACTGACAAGATTAACAATAGCGCAGTAACGGCAGATAAACTTGCTGCAACACTTGACTTAGGGAGCATAGCATAATGGCTACGGCATTAAAACTTAGACGCGGCACTACCACACAGCACAGCACATTTACTGGTGCAGAAGGGGAGATAACCGTAGATACCACAAAAGATACTGCTGTTGTCCATGACGGTACTACTGCTGGTGGTTTCCCACTTGTGACTGAGACTGGCTCTCAGACGCTTACCAATAAAACTTTAGCATCTCCAGTTATTACAGGGGCATCTATATTACCTGCTGGTTCTGCTAGTGCTCCTGCTATTACAACTACTGGTGACACTAACACAGGTATATTCTTCCCTGCTGCCGATACCATTGCCTTTTCTGAAGGGGGTGCTGAGGCTATGAGAATTGATAGTAGTGGGAATTTGTTGGTGGGGACTACTTCTCCTTTACAGTCATCTCAACTTACTGTGTATGCAAGCCCAACACCAATTACAACAATAGATAGGACAACAAACATTGGGGCAACAGTATCATGTGCTTCAAGTGGAACTGGCTATATACAAGGGGGTGTTCGCTTAGGAACTGAAGGAAATTCAGGGATATACGGATACGATGATGGTGCAAGTGGCGCACAAGGCATTGGTATATTTACGGGTAATAATACAACAATAGCAGAGCGTATGCGTATTAACTCAAGTGGTGCTATTGGGTTAAATGGTGCTAACTTTGGTACATCTGGTCAAGTATTAACATCTGGTGGTTCTGCAGCAGCTCCATCTTGGACAACTTTTACATCTTATGGTGGATTTTCAACTGTTATTTTTGCATCATCAGGAACATGGGCAGTTCCATCAGGGATTACTAAAGCAAGAATAACTGTTATTGGTGGCGGTGGTGCAGGCAGAACAAACATTACTGCGGCATCAGGCGGTAGTGGTGGTGTTGCGGTTGCATATTGCACAGGGATAAGCGGAACGCTAACAATTACGGTGGGTGTTGGACAAGCAAATGCTACTGCGCTTGCAGGAGGAACATCTTCAGTTACAGGAACAGGTGTTTCTATAAGCGCAACTGGTGGGGCTGGGGCAACAAGTGGTAGTAATGGCGCAAATGGAGTAGGGACTGTTACAACAGGAACGGCGTTAAGAACATCATCTGTTCTGCAGGCTATTACATTAAGAAAAGCGACATATTTATTGACAAATGGGGCATTGCCTGGAGAGCTATCTACTGGTACAGCTGCATTAGTATGGAGTCCATCAGCTGATTATACTGCAGGTGCTGGTGGTGGCACCACTGGTAGTTCAGGTAGCGTTGGCGGCGCAGTAATAATTGAATACTAAAGGAATAAACATGAAAGCACTTATATCACCAAATCAAGATAACTTTGTGGTTCAAGTAGAGTCTGACGATAAAACATTTGAAATTGGCTTGCCTTTATATTGGACTACTTGCCCTGATAGCATTGTTGCCTATCAATATCAATACTTGGATAATCAATTTGTGGCTTATGTTCCACCCGCTCCCACTGCAGATGAAAACAAAGCAACGGCAGTTGAATTATTACAACAAACTGACTGGACAACTATTGCAGATGTAGGTAATCCACAAATGTCAAATCCTTATCTTGCCAATCAATCTGATTTTATTATTTATCGTAATTTGGTAAGACAGCATGCTGTTTATCCAGTACAGGGTAATATTAATTGGCCTAGAGTTCCAGTTGAAGACTGGGTTAAAGTTTAATATTAATTAAGAGAACATTAAAAATGTCAGAGCCTATAGACCCAGTAGAATACGGTAAACTAATCTCAAAGGTTGAGTCACTTGAGAAGAAGATAGACAAGATGGAGAGTGCGCTTGATGAGTTACTTGCCTTAGCTAACAAAGGTCGTGGTGGCTTTTGGGCTGGCATGATGATAGCTTCTCTAGTAGGGGCTGTTATATCTTATATATCTCGTATGATGTTAGGGCATTAATATGAAACATATATTACTTTTTATTAGTTTATTATTTATAAATATTGCTCATGCAGACGAGACTACCATTAACTATAAAGGTCAGCCAGTTCCATCTGCCATGGCTCCATCAATGTCAGCCTTTAGTCAAGATGTATGTAGCATCGGTATCAGTGGCGCTGTCAATGGCGGTATATTCTCTGTTGCTGGTGGTACAATGGTCACAGATAACAACTGCGTTAAACTTCGTTGGGCTAAGTTCCTAAGTGACAGCGGCCTCAAGGTAGCAGCAGTATCATTATCTTGTGCGGCTAACCATGACAACTGGGTAGCAATGGAAATGAGTGGTAGCCCATGTCCTATAGGTGGTGCTATTGGTGATGCGGCAAGAAAGGCTTGGTATGATTTACATCCAAACTGGTTTGAGGAAATTTATGGTAAAGACTTTGTCCTTATCACTCCTCTGCCTGATTCTTCTAAGGAGTAGTTATGTTTACGCATATTGTTACGCAAATCAGTGGGCGGATTACGGCCCTGTATACTCAAGTCTTGGCGTCGCTCAAGGCACTACTCTCCAGGCTTGTCAACAACTTGCGTGTGAGCTTTTCCCGGGCATACCAGAATGTAGTCAACCTGTTCAACCCCCTTGTACAGACATTGTTGAAAATCAAAGCCTTGCTTGTGAGCCTAACTACTCAGGTTCAGTTAATCAAACAAGGACTAAAACTTGTAGTAACAACCAGTGGACAGATTGGGTCACAACTTCTAACAACTGTACGCCAAATCCCCCAAGCTGTAATCCAAGCGTTCAAGAAAGACCAGTAGCATGTCAGCAGGGGTTTGTTGGAACGATAACAGAACAGCAAACAACAACATGCCCAACGCCTTACAGTCCACCTATAGTTTCACCTTGGATAGAAACATCAAATACATGTACAAAGAGTGCAACCAATCCAACCAACATGTCGAGTCCGGTAAATCCTGCGAGTCCGTTAAGTGTACCTGCGACCCCGGAAGCAATGCCACCTGCACCTGCACCGGAGCCACCACCAGAGCCACCACCGATGGAAGCGCCACCCCCAGACATACCAGCTTCCCCTGCTCCCACTGCAGAGACAACGACAGCACCGCCAGTGGCCTCGTCAGGAAACACAAGTACACCAGCATCCGCTCCACCGCCAGCAAGTGCGCCACCGCCACCGACTACATCGAACGCGAGTACGCCGACTACCTCTCAGCCACAAGTACCAAAGGGCAAGGAGTTGGTGCCAGGGTTTGGAGTAGTGATGAGCCTAGAGATTTTAAACAAGCCAATGCAGATTCAGGAGATTCAATTGAACGACGCACTGGCATACCAGCAGGAGTTACCGTATGAGCTTAGAGGAAATCAAGGAGTCTTACTCCAACTTATCACCGAAGGGAATATTGCTGACGCTTTCACTAATCTTGCCAGCGATAGGTGGAACAGCCTACGTCGGTATAACGACTTACAACCGAGTTATAGCGGCGACTGAAGCGATTGAGGCAGCCAAGCCTTATGACGATGCAGAGTTACGAGCAGAAGTAAATGCGTTAAAGGTTCAACTTTCTGCACAACAATCATCTGTCAACACAGTTAAAGACTCTATGGTTACTACATCTAACCAGCTAGTGTCCATGCAAGAGAAAGTATCTAATGCTATTGGCACAGCGAATGAAGCCAAGGCTATTACTAACGGCAACGTGCGTGAGACATCAGCGTCATTACTTGGTGTGCGTGAGGAAATGAAAGCAACTCGTGAAGGCATAGAGTCACAACTTAAAGCACTTAAACGTGCTACATCTAACCCACTAGGAAACTAATATGTTATCTATTATCTCAGGTCTATTAGGCATAGGCTCATCAGCACTACCAAGTATCTTAGGATTCTTCCAGCAGAAGGGAGACCAGAAGCATGAGATGGCTATGGCTCGTTTGCAGACAGAACGTGAAGCAGCTATGGCTGCCGCTGGCTTTGCATCACAAGAAAAGATTGAAGCTATTAAGTTAGATGAGATTGAAGTGCAGACTTATGCACAAGAGCGTGAGGCTTTATACAATCACGACATGAAGATGATGGACAAGGCATCACAGTCTGTCGTTGATATGAACGCTAGGGTTCGCCCATTGATTGCGTTTACTTTTGTTGGCTTGCTAGTGCTAGTAGACCTTGTTGGCTTAGGATGGGCAATCTATACAGGCGTAGAGTTCACTGTAGCTATGGGCTTGGTATTCTCTGACGACGAGATGGCTATTGTGTCTAGTATCATTGGTTTCTACTTTGGCTCTCGTCAATGGGAAAAACATAGTGCGAGCAAGTAAAGAACTAATTAAAATGCTTAAGCACCA